CGGTTGAGCCGCAGGTCCGCGCCGCTGTCGGCGGGTACAACCCCAACGCGTCGGGCATCAACCTCATCGGGCAGTACTACACGTACCAAGAGGGCGAGGCCCGCAACCGGGCAATGCAGGTGCCCGCCATCAGCCGTGCCCGCGACCTCCACGCAAACGTCATCAGTGCCATGCCGCTGACCATGTACCGCGAACGGTGGAACCCTGACACCCGCGAAATGGAAGACGAGTACTTGGCGCCCCGGTCATGGCTGCGCCGCCCCGACCCCTCAATCTCGTACGAGACCCTTATGTCGTGGACGTTTGACGACTTGTTCTTCTACGGCCGCGCATTCTGGTACGTCACCAGCCGCACCCAAGACGGCTACCCCGCCTCGTTTACTCGGCTCCCGACCGGCTCAATTACAACCCCGGATCAGGTTGGGCCGGTGTGGTACGCACCCAGCAACGAACTGTATTTCAACGGCGAAATGCTGGACCCCGTCAACGTCATCCAGTTCATCGGCTCAACACAAGGCCTGATCTACTCGTCCGAACAAACAATCGCCACCGCGCTACGCATCGAGGACGCCCGGCTACGGAACGCCTCTTCATCCATCCCCTCGGGCATCCTCAGGCAGGTCGGTGGCGAACCCCTTAGCGCACAAGAACTGGCTGACCTGTCGGCAGCGTTCAACGCGGCCCGCGCCAGCAACCAGACCGCCGCACTCAACGAGTTTCTGACCTACGAACCGACGACAGCGACCCCGGACAAAATGCTGTTGATTGAGTCGGCCCAGTTCTCGGCACTGCAAATGGCGCAGATCTGCAACATTCCGCCTTACCTGCTGGGTGTCCCCACCGGGTCGTACGCGTACACGAACAGCCGTGAGTCGCGCTGGGATCTGTGGCTGTACGGCACCAAGGCATACGCCGAAGTCATCGCCGCCACCCTTAGCGCAAACAATGTTCTGCCGAACGGCACGTTCGTCGAGTTTGACTACGACGAGTATTTGGGCGAAATGGACGATGCAAACACAAGCCGCGAAATGATTGACGTAGAAGAAAACACACAGGAGGAACTGGCATGATCCGCTTTACAACCGACACCGTCACCGTCAAGGCTGAGGCTGGCAACGGCGACGGCGAACGCCGCATTGACGCCATCGCAGTCCCGTACAATGTTTACGCGACAGTGTCGGGCGGGCAGGAAGTCATGTTCAAGCCGGGCAGTCTCCCGGTGGACGGCCGCGCACCCCGCGTTTTCATGTACCACGACTCGACCATGCCCATCGGCATCGTCGCTGAACGCGTTGACACCGACGAAGCCATGCTTGCATCCATGCGGATTAGCCGCACCGCGCTTGGCGACGAGGCGTTGGTGTTGGCAGCGGACGGCGTGATGGACGTGTCCGTAGGTGTAAACCCCATCGAGTTCACGGAAGACAAGCAGGGCCGCATCACCGTCACCAAAGCGGAGTGGATGGAATTGTCACTTGTTCCCATACCGGCGTTCGCAGGTGCTACCATCACCGAAGTAGCCGCGCAAGCAGCAACAGATCCCGACGAAACCGAAACCCCAGAAGTTCCAGAGGAGGAACCCGTGGAAGCAACACCCGCACAGGCAGAGGTCGTCGAGGCCGCAGCCATTCCGACCCCCGCACTTCCGGCACAGGCCAAGCGCAAGTTCGCCATGCCGTCCGCCGGTGAGTACCTCGCCGCGTACCACATCGGTGGCGACACGTTCCGCAAGGTCAACGAGGCGTTCATCGAGGCCGCCCGCTCACAGCAGACCGCACTGCAGGCCGCCGCAGGCGACGTTCTCACCACCGACACCCCGGGTCTTCTCCCGGTGCCGGTCCTCGGCCCCGTGTTCGACGATCTCAACTACGTCCGGCCCGTGGTCGCCGCAGTCGGCGCGCGCGCTATGCCCGACGGTGGCAACCAGAAGACGTTCATTCGTCCGACGTGGACCACGCACACCAGCGTCGCCGCGCAGACCCCGGAACTGAACGCCGTCTCGGCCACCACGCCGGTGATCGCGTCCAACGTGGTAAGCAAAACCACGCTCGCCGGGCAGGTCACGCTGTCAGTTCAAGACGTGGACTTCACGTCGCCGGGCGCAATGGAAATCATCCTGCGCGATCTTGCGTCGCAGTACCTCATCGCCAGCGACAACCTCGCCGCTGACCAGATTGTGGCGCAGGGCGCCGCATCAGGCGTGACGTGGACGGTGAACCAGACCGACCCGACCGACCTGATCAGCACCCTGTACGAGGTCGCAGAGTCCATCCTCACGGCCACTCGCTTCCTGCCCGACCACCTGTTCGTGGCCCCGGACGTGTGGAAGAAACTGTCGCAGCAGTTGGACGCCGACAAGCGTCCTGTGTTCCCGTACGCCGCAGCCGCCGGTCTCATGGGCGTCAACGGCATGGGCACCCAGAACATCACGTCGTACAACACGCTGAACCCGCTCGGCCTCAACCTCGTCGTGGACGCAAACTTTGCGTCCGGCACAATGGTTCTCGCCCGCGGCAACGCCGTCGAGTTCTACGAGCAGATCCGTGGCCTCATGTCCGTCGAGGCGCCGTCCACACTGGGCCGCACCTTCTCGTACTACGGCTACTGCGCCGCCTTCATCGCAGACGCGACGATGGTGCAGAAGATCACCGTCGCCTAACCCTAGGCACACGGTCACGCCATGTCGGAGATTGCGTACGTCGTCCGGGCCATGCGTCTGGACGACTACGCAGTCATCCAACTACTTACCAACGTTGACGTAACCGTCAGCCAAGAAGTCGAGATAGCCGGTGTCGGCAACGGCTTCAACGACTCAGGCATCATCGTCACCGCGCTGCCCCAGTACGAGTTCATCGGGGTGGACAACCTTGGCGAACTGCAGTTCAACTACGAGAACCCGATACCGAATCAGATTCTGTACCAGAACCCGGGTGACAACGAGATTTGGTACGCGGTCGATCCGTACGGGACGCTGGAGTGGAACCCTGTTTGCACATGGATTACCAACGCCAACGTGACCGAATGGCTGGGCATCGCCGTTGCCACCGCTAATGACACCGCGTTCATAACGAAGTGCGTGTCGGCCGCTAACGCGTTTGCGTACCGGCGCAGACAGGAATCCGGCTACTTGACCGATGAACTGACCGTCAGCCCCGGCGGCGACGTAACCCTTGGCACCATCATGTATGCCGCGTTGCTGTACCGCGAGCGCGGATCCGCTGACTCGTTTGCATCGTTTGACTCGATGGGGACTTTCCCTGTGCCGTCAGCCCTTGGACGCATCTTGCAGTTGCTGGGTGTCGGCCGTCCGCAGGTTGCGTAAATGGCTGCCACCGGCATCCTGTGGGACGCGGTCAACGCCACCAAAACCGCGCTAGTGGCCCTCAACCTTGGCTACGAGGTTGTCACCGATCCGCGCAACGCTCGACCCATGACGTTCTTTCTGGAACTACCCACCGTCGAGGCGTTTACATACAACGTGGGTGACATTACGTTGCGCATTCGTGTTTGCGCGCCACCGCCCGGTAACCAAGACGCATCCGATTGGCTGCTGACACAGGCTGACGCCATCATGAATTCGGCAATAGCCGTGACAGACCTGCGCCCGTCTGTCATGATTATTGGCGGCGGGCAGGAACTGCCGACTTACGATCTCACCGTGCGGGTAGCCGTACGGCGCAACTAGCAAAAGGACAACCATGGCCACCAGCACATTCCTTTCCAACGCCACCGTCAACATCACGCAGGGCGTCACCACCACCGACCTGTCCGATCAGTGCCGCAGCGTCACCATCACAGTCGGCTACGACCCGCTGGAGTCCACCGCCATGGGCGACACCGGCCACCGTTTTGTCAGCGGCCTCCAGAGCGTCGAGGTCACGCTGGAGATGTTCCTGTCGTACGGCGCAACCGAGGTTGAAGGGGTGCTTAATTCGTGCAACGGCACCGGGACCACCACGCTGACCATCAGCCCCTCCGGGACCACGGAGTCGGCCACGAACCCCGAATACGTCATTACCAACGCCATGCTGGAGAACTTCACCCCAATTGCGTCTACCGTCGGGGAACTCGCAATGGTCACCGCCGTCTTTACGGGCGGAACTTGGGTCCGCGACGTCACCTGACCTACCCACAACCTAGGGAGAACCAATGCAACTGAACCTGCACGTCACCACCAACGACGGCGACGACTACACAGTCACCACCAACCTGTTCGTGGTTGTCGCATGGGAACGCAAATTCAAGCGCAAAGCATCCGAACTGGCCGCCGGTATCGGCGTCGAAGATTTGGCGTTTATGGCGTTTGAGTCCTGCAAACAGTCCAATGTGCCGGTGCCAGCAGTGTTTGATGATTACATCAAGAAACTGGCATCCATTGAGGTTGTGGGGCAGGAACCCGAAAACCCTTCCTGAAAGGCTCGTACATTCACGCGCTCGCCACTGTTCTGGTGGCGACGGGGTACTGGCCGCCGCAAATACCGTTTGAAGGGCGCGAACTAGCCACGGTTGTTACTATCTTGAACGAGCAAGCGAGGAAACGATGACAACCACAGCCAACATCTCGCTAGTCGGCGTTGAGGACGCGATCAAGGCTTTACGCAAGATTGACCCTGAGTTGCGTAAACAATTCAACCGTGACGCCAAAGACATTGCCCAGCCAGCCATTGTTGAGGCGCAAAACAACTACCCCGAAATGCCGTTGTCTGGCATGAACCGGCAGTGGCAATCCAAGGGCCGCGTCTTGTTCCCGTACATTGCCGCCAAAGCCCGCCGCGGGGCCAAGGTCAAGGTGGACACCAGCCGTAAAACCAGCAATGTCATTTTGATCCAACAGACCGACCCGGGCGCAGTCATCTTCGAGACCGCTGGCAGGCGCACAAACAACCTTCTGGGGCGTTCTCTGGGCACTGTGGCCCCGACTGAGACCCGAGTGCTGTCAAAGGCCGTAGAAGCCAACAGGAGCCGTCTAGAAGCAGGTTTTGAGCGTCTAGTGCGTGACGTCATGCGAACCGTCAACGAGGAAACCCGCTAATGGCCATTTCAATCCCCATCATTTCCGAGTTTGTTGATTCAGGCGTCAAAAAGGCCGTCAAAGAGTTTAAGCAACTGGAAACCACCGGCGAGAAAGCCCAGTTTGCAATTAAGAAAGCAGCGGTTCCGGCAGCGGCGGCGTTGGCTGGGTTGGGCGCAGCCCTCTTTGACGCCACCAAGGGCGCAATGGAGGACGCGGCCGCCCAAAAGGAATTGGCTCGCCAGTTAGGTATTTCCACTGGGGCAACCGACGACCAGATCAAGTCTGTCGAGGGCTGGATTAGCAAACAAGGCGAATTGCTGGGTTTTAGCGATGACCAGTTACGCCCAGCCTTAGCGTCGCTGTCTCGCGTTACCTATGACCTAGAGGAATCGCAGAAAGCGGCCACGCTTGCAATGGACATTGCGGCCGCCACCGGCAAACCATTGGAAACCGTCACGAACGCTTTGGCTAAAGCATACGGCGGAAACACGGCTGCGCTAGCCAAATTGGATCCGTCGCTGCGGGACATGATCAAGGGCGGCGCAAGCCTCGATGAAGTGTTTTACGCGCTCGGTGGAACGTTTGGTGGGGCTGCACAGGAAGCAGCCAACACTGCTGAGGGCGGGTTCAAGCGTCTAGGTATTTCGTTGGCCGAAACCAAGGAAAGCATTGGCGCAGCGTTGCTACCGATTGTCGAGAAGGCGTTGCCGGTGTTGCAAAAGTTTGCAAAGTGGGCGCAAGACAACCCCACACTATTTACGGCTATTGCGGCCGCTATCGGTGCCGTGTCAATCGCAATTATGGCTGTCAACGCAGCAATGGCTCTCAACCCGTTTACCGCTATCGCCGCGGGAATTGCGTTACTTGTTGTTGGCGTTGTGGCGGCCTACAAAAAGTTTGAGACGTTCCGAAACATCATCAAATCAGTCATAAACGGTGTTGCGTCTTATTTTGAGTTTGTTGCT